TAATATATATAGATATGATAATTTTATTTAAATTGTTAACTAGATTATAGGAAATTTTTTTTATTTTTTTACTTGACTTTATAAAAAATATATGTTATATTGATAATATAAAATAGGGTAAATATATTTCTTTTTAAAATATGGCAAGATTGTGATTTACTAAATAGGCATGGGCAAGTGCCATAGCCCCCTACCGCCACATATATATCATACTCACACAAAATTATCAGATTTAGCTGTTAACTAGTTGGGGGTGCGTTACAGGCATAAAAAAACCCCACCGGTTTTGGCAGGGTTGTGTAATCAAAATATATTAATAGGTGCTATATGGGTGTTAATGCTCCCGGCAGGTCTATATATATTATACACCCCTCTGCGAATTTGTCAAGCGAAAAAAAAAGTCTTGACAAATGTTAACTAGAGGTGTATAATAAGACATATGAGTTTTTTACAAACACAAAACAACACCAATAACAGAAACCTTACAGAGCAACAACAGAAGTTTTTAGATGCTTTAAGTGGCGAAGCCCAAGGAGATATAAAAGCGGCACTTCAAGTTGCAGGTTATAAGGACACCAGTTATTATGCTGTTGTCAAAAGTCTCCGACAGGAGATTATCGACACAGCTAATACGATATTAGCACATTCAGCACCTAAAGCAGCTAAGAAGTTAGTAGATGTTTTAGAAAGTGATGAACCTATTCCACAGGTTAACGCAAAGTTACAAGCAGCACAGACCTTATTAGATAGAGTTGGAGTAGCAAAGAAAGAAAGTATTAATGTTAACCACAATCATAGTGGCGGAATTTTTATTCTACCAGATAAAAAAGAAACTATTATAGATGCAACACCAGTAGAGGTAGAGAATGACTAAAGTTTTTTATCTTTTACTGTTCCTAAGTACTTCAACAGAACCTACATATTACAATAAAGGTATGTATTTTATGTCCCCGGGTGAATGTGAGTTAAGCAAACCTGTAGCTATAGAAGTAATGAGAAGAGAAGCTGAAGCAGTTGGAATGACTGATGTATATATTGATGCTCATTGTATTGAAATGGATGTAAAGGAGTTTAAAAAAACTATAACTTCGTAATGCTTACTAAACGAAAAACATCAACAATTCCTTTTGGTTACAAAGAAGCAAGTGAAAAAGGTTTTCTTGAACCAATACCGGAACAGATAAAAGAATTAGAAGAAACAAAGAAGCATATAATTAATGGTTCACTATCATTAAGAGGTGCAGCAGAACAACTAGAACATAAGACTGGTCGTAAGATATCTTATGTAGGACTAAAAAAGATAGTTGATAAATCTAAAGTAAAGAGTTTATTAGATAAAAGGAATATATAATGGTAGGCAGACCGAAAGGTTCTAAAGCCCCAAGGCATTTGTCTATGGAAACTAAGGCAAAGCTACAAGCTAGAAAAGAACTCAGAGACAAAGAAAAAGAATTAGCAAAGCTAGAAAGAAAGATCGCTAAGAAAAGAAATAATTTAAACGAAAAGAAAAAGGTACTTACAAAGGTTGAACTTGCGGTTGACCCAAAGCGACAACAAACTACCAACAAAAATACAGTTCTTACTGAATCAGAGTTTAGTAAAGCACCGAAACAAGTTCGAGACTTTGTAAAAGAAAACAAAGAGTCCATAGTATTTAAACCTAATGATGGACCGCAAACCGATTTCCTAGCAGCAGGAGAACAAGATGTTCTTTATGGTGGTGCTGCGGGAGGTGGTAAGTCATATGCAATGTTAGTTGACCCATTAAGGTTTATTCATAGACCGAGCCACCGAGCATTACTTTTAAGAAGAAGTATGCCCGAACTTAGAGAATTAATAGATAAGTCCAGAGAGTTATATACCAAAGCTTTTCCGGGTGCAAAGTTCAGAGAAGTAGAAAAGGTATGGAAGTTTCCTTCGGGTGCTACATTGGAGTTTGGATATCTTGATAGAGATGCAGATGTGTATAGATATCAAGGTCAAGCTTATAGTTGGATAGGTATTGATGAATTAACACAATACCCAACAGAGTTTCCACTTCAATATTTGCAATCACGATTAAGAACAACAGACGCAGAAATAAAACCTTATATTCGGTGTACTGCAAACCCGGGTGGAGTTGGTGGACATTGGGTAAGAAAAAGATATCTTGACCCGAGTCCTCCTAATGAATCCTTTAAAGGACCAGATGGATTAAGTAGAAAGTTTATTCCGGCAAGATTGGAAGACAATCCATATTTATCAGAAGATGGTAGATATGAAAAGATGTTGGAATCGTTACCTCCAATACAAAGAAAACAATTACTAGAAGGTAATTGGGATGTAGCAGAAGGTGCAGCATTTGTTGAGTTCAATTCAGAAATCCATGTTATACCTCCCTTTAAAATACCTATACATTGGACAAGACTAAAAGGGATTGACTATGGCTATGCTGCCGAATCTGCTTGTGTATGGGCAACGATAGACCCAGATGATGATACATTAATAATTTATCGTGAACTGTATCGAAAAGGTTTAACAGGTGAAGACTTAGCTAATATGCTTCGAGAATATGAACGAGATGATAGAAGAAGTGTTCAAGGAGTATTAGATACTGCAGCTTGGAACAAGACAGGTGTGGGAGGACCAACAGTAGGAGAAACATTGGTCCGAGCAGGACATAAGTTGAGACCCGCAGATAAAAATAGAATTCAAGGTAAGATACAAATACATGAGTATCTAAAACAAAACAAAACAACAGGCAGACCAAAACTACAGATATTTTCTAATTGTGTTAATCTCATAAGAGAATTACAAAGTATTCCTGTTGACCCCAATAAGCCAGAGGATGTTGATACAAAAGCATCAGACCATGCATATGATGCACTTCGATATTTAATTATGTCAAGACCTCAAAAACCTTCAGCTTATAGTCAGATGAGAGAAATAAAAAGATTTACACCATCTGACCCTACCTTTGGATATTAACATGGGAGATAGTAGTGAAATGTTTTTAGCAAATTTAAAAATGAAATCAAAAATAATAGAAAGTCTTAAGGCACATGCTGAAGGACATATTAAGAAACACAAAGCTAATGTTGATGTTTTTTTAGAAAACCCTGCAGGTGTTGCAGAACATCCAGATGTTTTAGAAACTATTGAAAAAGAACTAGAGATAATAGCTAAGTATGATGACCAACTTGATATGTTAAATAAATACTTCAAGTAATGCCGACATATACATTTAAAGATTTAAAAACTGGCGAAGAGTTTGATAAGGTCATGTCATATGAAGACATGCTTAAATACAAAAAGAAAAAGAATATTGAGTATGTTATTAAACCATTCAAAGTATTTAGATTAAATGATATGGGTGGACCAGAGGATAGTTTTAGACAATGGTGCAGACAACCCGAAGCAGATATAGATACCAGCAAATCAAAAAATTTTAGAAACTCAAAAAAAGAGTATTTATACAGTAATGCCAAAGACAAGTAACCCAATAACTATAGGTGATAAGGAATATCACAAGTATTTAATAGTTTGGGAAGATATATGTGGAGATTCAACAATTACTGATTATAATGAGTTTTCAAAGATGTCAGTAGCTACAATTAACACAGAAGCTTATATATTTAAGAAAACTGACAAATATGTATGGAGTTTTGCATCATATCAGAATGATAATGGTGAGGTAGCTTTTGGTGATAGGAATGTCTATCCTAGAAGTGTAATTAAGAAGATGGTAAAGATTTAACTTGACAAAATCAACAAGTAGGTGTATAATAAAGGTATAACTAGATATGGTAGATAACACAGACATTACTAACCCAAAAGAAGAAGAAAATCAAGAAAAACAACAAGAAAGTAATAGATTAGCTTCTTTTGTTTATGACAGATTTATAACTTCTGAAAGAGCAAGACAATCTGATGAAGACAGATGGCTTGAAGCTTTTCATAATTATAGAGGTCAGTATTATAAAAATGTTACTTTTAGAGAACATGAAAAGTCAAGAGTCTTTGTAAAAGTAACTAAGACAAAAGTTTTAGCTGCATATGGACAACTAGTAGATGTATTGTTTTCTGCTAATAAGTTTCCAATATCAGTAGAAGAAACAAAAGTACCAGAAGGTGCATCTGAATATGCTCACTTAAATCCTGTACAAGAAACTTTACAAAATGCAGGACCAAACATAGAAGGCGGTTCAGACCAGTCAATGCCACCAGAGCAAATGACTTTGCTTGGTTTTGAAGGTGATGGTAGAGAACTACCAAAAGGTGCAACATTTTCTGGACTTGCAGGAGATAAAGAATTTTTAGGTTCACTAAAAGGTGAACTAGGAGATGAAGCTGTTAAAGAAGGTTCTGCTCCATTGCCAGAGATGGCACAAATAAGACCTGCTACTAAACTAGCAAGACGAATGGAAAAATTAATCCATGACGAAATTGATGAGTCTAGTGGGTCACAAGAATTAAGAAACGCAATCTTTGAATCTGTTTTATTAGGAACAGGAATTATTAAAGGTCCTTTTACTTTTAATAAAACTTTACATAGATATGTTAAGAATGAAGATGGTACAAGAAGTTATCAACCAGAACAAGTAAAAGTACCAAGATTAGAATTTGTAAGTGCATGGGATTTTTATCCAGACCCAAATGCAAAAAATATTGAAGAATGTGAATATGTTATACATAGACACAAACTAAATAAAAATCAATTAAGAGATTTATTAGATAGACCTTTCTTTGATAAAGAAGCAGTATTAGAAACTTTAGAAGATGGTCCTAACTATCGTAACAGAACATTTGAAACTCAAATTAAAAACGAAGATGATGCTAATACTTACGACCAAGATAGATTTGAAGTATTAGAATTTTGGGGTTGCGTAGATAAAAAAGTTTTAGAAGAATCTCAGATACCTATTCCAGAAGGAATGGATGATGAGAAAGAAATGCAAATTAATGCATGGGTAACTGAAAACAGAGTGTTAAGAATGGTAGTCAATCCATTTAAACCTTACAGAATACCATACAATGCATTTCCATATGAAAAGAATCCTTATAGTTTCTTTGGTATTGGTGTACCAGAAAATATGAAAGATGCTCAACAAATTATGAATGGTCATGCAAGAATGGCTATTGATAATTTAGCTTTATCGGGTTCACTTGTTTTTGATGTTGATGAGTCAGCATTAGTAGCAGGACAAAACATGGATGTATATCCGGGCAAAATATTTAGAAGACAAGCAGGTATGCCGGGTCAAGCAATTCATGGATTAAAGTTTCCAAACACATCAACTGAGAATATGATGATGTTTGATAAGTTTAGACAATTGGCAGATGAGTCAACAGGAATACCTTCTTACTCACATGGTCAGACAGGTGTTCAAAGTATGACAAGAACAGCTTCTGGTATGTCAATGTTATTATCAGCAGCAAACTTAAATATAAAAACTGTTGTAAAAAATTTAGATGATTTCTTATTAAAACCTTT